TCTGTACCAATAAACCTGCTGTTAAGGTCTTCGGTTTTTTGGTCTCCCGTTTTTATAGCGTCGAAAGTATTCAAGTAACCCGCACGAAGGTTGTCTGCGTAAGTCTTCTGCTGGTTTTTCTCAAGCGGGGCAGTGACAACAGAACCATTTGATTGGTTTACCCCTACAACCCTTTCGAACGGAAAATTTGCGCCCGGTTTTAATCCCGGATTATCAGAAAATTTAGCAGCATTAAACCTGATGGCGGTTGTTCCAAGCTCCTGCCGCTCTTGTATGTTGCCCATTTGAGCCAACATGCCTAGGAAAGAAGCTTGGAATTTTGGATCGTTTAAGCCTTTAGGCGTGGCGGCGGTGCCTGCTGTAATTTTTCTTGGGCTGAGACCCTGTGCTTTAAAATTCTCCTGCGAGAAAACTTCGCCGCTGCCCAAGTCTACAAACTTGCCCCTGTCTGGGCCGTCAACTATGGCCCTGTAAACAGGCGTTCTTTTCTTGTTGTCCTTCGTGACCGTGTAAACCGAGCCGTCTGGGTTGAATAAATTAAACTCCCCGGCCTGAAGATTGGGAGTATCAGCCGTAGCATCTTTCGGAACGGACAGATTATAGTCAGCCAACTCTCCTGCTTTAGCCAAAACTTGATTTGGTTTAAGTGTTTGGAGTTTCATTGTTTGTATGTTGTAGGGTGCTCCAGTTCCTTTTTGCTGACGAACTTGAAGTCGTCCTTTACCGTCATCTTGTGTAGAGAATTTAAACTTATTGTCTTCACCTTTTTCTAGAACGTAATAAGGAGTTTCCAAAAGTCCCGAGGAATCCTTTGGCGATAATTTAGTCGCGAGATCCCGGACTGCCGCATCCTCCGAAGTGATTTGCTGCAAAGCCGTCGCTCTTAACTGACGGCCTTCCGCCGCCTTTGCTGCGTCCAAAGCTGCTCGCTGCTGCATAAGGTTTGTCGCAACCGCCCCCACATCCCCGGCTACCGGTGACAGAAGCTCTCTTGATACAGTTGCAAAAGGTGATTCGCCCTTCCTGGGGGTAGCCCCTGCCGCAGCAAAACCACGCTGCGCCAATGCTAGACCAGCTTGGAGACGCGCCATATTTTGCGCTTCCTCCAGTCGTTTGCCGTAATCCGTAGCACCTAGGTATCCGCGCAACTGCTCTTCTCGGGCACGAACAGCGTCCATGTCAGGCTGCATCAAACCATAAATGCCACCCGGCTGTTTCCCAGCCTGTCGCAGATTTCGTAAGCGTGTGATGAAACTCTGTATAATCGGATCTGTAGGAGTTCTAGGGGGTTGCGCCATTCAAGCCTCCTCTAGGCCATGCCTTGGCCCATGGGCCCTGCACCTTGCATCACGGCTTCTGTCATCATCTGGTCCATGCCCCCCTGCCCTGCACCTTGGCCCATGTTGCCTACAGCGTCAACCAAGGCCCCCGTCTCACGGGCTATGCCGTCGGCAACCGCTCCTGCGGATCCAAGGTCAGCGATACCCCCACCTGCGTCGCCCATTTCGGCCAACTCTTCCTGCATTAACATACCTACGCCCTTGTCTACCTCGGCAAGTTGTAGCGTAGGCTGCACCAAGGTCAAAACCGAAACGGGGGTGTTAGCCGCGTCTTCCGGGCCAACAACCTGAGCAAGTTTGTCACGATAAAAATCAACGTCCGCGTCCTGCTCCCAAACGACGTTCATCAGGTCTTTAAAATCACCCGCCATGTCAACGTTGTACAGAGATGACGCGACAACATCGTTGACTTCCCTGGCAACTTCTTCATCCGCCAGTTCACCAGACACGGCCTGCAACTCGTTACCCGCCATCTGGAGGACCTCCGGAGGAAGCGATTGCGCTGCCTGCGCCATCTGCATTTCCTGATCGGGGGTCATAACGGGCATATCTTCGGCCATTGGAGGCACCATGCCACCGTCGGCCATGGACACCCCACGGCCCATGAGAATGTCCTTTTGAGTTATTTTGCCGTCTCCGCTCAGATCCGGAAAGGTGGCTCCACCGTCAGCCATTCTAACGGGGTTCGATGCCATGAACGACTGTAGTTCTTCCGGGGAGGGCGCTCGCCCATACATCTGCATGAACAAAGCAGCCATATTGGGACCGGGCACCGCTCCAGCCAAATTCGTTATACCAAGCTGTTCCATAACAGGCTGTATTGCTCCTGATTGCTCAAGAAGCTTGATCATAAGCCCACCCCCAGCCATGGGAGCCGCATCGCGGAACATCTTTCTGTCGTATACACCGGCCATCTGTCTTTCCTTATTAAAATAGTCCGCCGAGTTGCTTGGCGGCTGCTGCGGTTCCAAGGAGTCCTGTTCCTACGCCCGCGATTTGCTGGAAGGCGGAGGGTGTCGGTGCTGTCGGGGTTACTTGAGACCCCAGAGTTGTCTGCGTTGAGGGCGCACCTTTGTAAATATCCGACAGGAACGCTATCCGACTGTACGGTTCGTACAACTGTCGTTGCTGATTGGAACGAATAGCGTCGAGTTCCATCTGTTGCTGTCTCTGCTGTTCCTGACCCAGTGACTGCAACGTTGACAGGTCTCGCAGACCAGCCTGTTGTTGTAGCTGGGATGCACCTAGCTGCTGTCCCCCGATAGCTGCCTGCTGTCCCCCGATACCGGCTTGCTGCTGTCCCAGAGAACCATAGAGACCGGCAATACCACCGTATAGCTGGGACTGATTCTGCTGCCGTCGCTGCTGGTTTTCAAATGCAGACTGAGCAGTCTGCAAGGCTTGGGTGTAATTTTGTGCATTCAACTGCGCCAGTGCCCGCGCTCGTGAGTCAGCCAAGTTGCGGTCCAGTTCAGCACTTTGTATGCCAAAACGGCTACCTCCGAACGCTCCCGCTCCAACGCCCTGTGCCGCAAGCTTGCTTCGGGCAAGGTCGCCCTGCCGGTTTATTTCAGCAAGCGTGGTGTCGATAACCTGTTGCTGAAAGGGGTTGGTGTAAGCAGACAGGTCGGTCGGGGCGAAAAGCTGACCCGTTCCCGCGATAGCCTGTTGGGCTGCTGTTATGGGAGTTTGGGCTTGGGCCAGGGTGCCCAGCCCAGTTCCCAAAGTGCCCAGCCCAGTCCCTAAAGTGTCCGCGCCGGTTGTCAGCAGCGGCTGGTAGCCGCCAATTCCACCGGCCTGTTGGGCGGCGGCTTGGGCCTGCGTCTGTAGGCCCGACAAGGCTGCGATTTGTTGTTCTGGAAGCTGTATTGCCGTATCAGAAAGATCTTTTGCAGATTGGATCAAGCCCAGTTTTAGGGCTTCGATCTCCGGGGCTTCGCGGACAATTTGTTCTTGTATTGTCTTGTCGGCCATGACTACGCCCTCATTTCAAAGTTACGCATCATGTCGTAGAGATTTTTTGCCCCTGCGTAACGGTTCCCATTGCCTGACGGGTCCGCCCCGCGAACTGATCGGGCATTCATTACAAACTCACCGTCCGAAAGCATGGCGGGAATCTTGTCGCCGGTCTCGCCGCCGGGGCCCTCTACGAGCATTTCCCGGCGCGGAAACTCGGCCATGCCACCATCCGACGCCAGTAGAGCCGGGAAAGTGGTTGGGATTACGGGTGTCCCGCTAGGAACGAATTGGGTGGGATCTAAATTAGCCACCCTATACCTCTCCGGGTCCTGCTCAAAGAGTTCAAAGCCTGTCGGACCAAGGTCCGCTACAAAACCTTCAAGGTCACCCTCTGTGGGCTGTTCAACTTCTTCTACGTCAAACGCGCCGCCAAGGGCAGCGGCTCCCGTTCCAAGAGCTAATGCTGGGCCGTACTTTTGGGCCACTCCGGGGCTGGCTTTCGCTGCTATGTCGGCGGCTTTCGCCGTCAATGTTTTCATTGCGGGCTCGCCTATTTGCAAGGCTTTTTCAGTGGTCATTCCTGCTTCTTTAAGAACATCCGCTGCCGTGAAGTTCGGTCCCAAAGGCGTGTAATCAATTGCTTTTCCTATGTCGTAACCAAGGACGGTGTTTGGCCCTTGGGTTGCTCTAAAAACGCCCTCCGGAGAAAGTGTATCTAATTTTTTACCAATGGCTAAAGCTGGGTTGGGGGCAGAGGCAGCGGCAGCGGCAGAGGCAGGGGCAGAGGCAGGGGCAGAGGCAGCGGCAGAGCCCCCGAAGTATCTTTGTGACAAGTCTTCAAGACTTGGGCCCATTTGATAACTAGAAGAAGTAGGAGGCCCAACTATCGGTTGTGTGGGAGTGGCAAGCTGCGCCGTTTGATATGAGCCCTGTGCACCCGCTGCTCGTGCTGCTTGTGCTGCTTCTCTACCTCTTTGTATAGCTGCTGCGTTGGGATTAAGATTTGGGGTGACCGGCCCAGTCGGCGCTGTCGCCGGTACAAAACCGGGAGCTTGGCCCGTTGGTTTAGGACCAAACAGTTGCCCCTCACCTGTAAATGCGTCTACGATATCCCCGCCAAGCAACTTGGAGAACTGTGCGTCGGAAGCTGCGGCACTAGCAACTCTTGCTGGGCTGGCCCCAAGGGCATCAGCAAATGGCGAGGCCGCATATTGCGTTCCTATCAAATTACCTGCTGTGTCGTACACAGGGGTAGCACCAGTAAAGGTGCCCGTTAAAGCGTCTCCGATATTTCCGCCTTTTATTAAAGAACCGATGCCTGTAGAGGCTGCGGCTAGGCCACCAGATATCAAACCTGATTTTAATGCATCTTTGAAGCTGCCGCCGCCAATAAGGGTGCCGATACCACTTCCTAAGAAGCTCGCGCCGAACGTGCCCGCGCCGAACGCCGGTCCCAAGAAAGGCACACCAAATGCTGCTGCTGCGATTGGCAGGACAATCGGCGCAGCCTTTTTAACGATCTTCGCAACGCTTTTGACCGCTTTTTTTACCGCACGAAACACTCTTTTGACAAAAAATTCTGGCAGGCCCGTGACCGGGTTTATGCTGTTCAGATCGCTGCCCACAATAAATTCTTGCGGGTCCAGACCCATATCTTCCATTTGTTTAAACAGAAGCTCTTTAACTTTTGGGTTTCCGTTGAGAACCTCCATGGGCACTACGGTTTCGCCTTCCGCAGCATGTACAACGTAGATGTCCCCGTTTCGACCAAATTCGGCTAGTTTCTTAGCCTGATCCTGAAAAGACGCCAAACCAACGGGAGCAAGCTCATAATCAGGGGAGGCTTCTGCTAATGAAGCGAGGCCGGTGCTTGGTGTAAAATGAGAGGGTTGTAGCATCAGGAAAGCTCCAAAACACTTGCAAAGACGTTTATCTTTGCTGCTGTATCACAGTTGAATATGAGCGTGTCGCTGGCTTCCAGAACGAAAGGACCGGCAAGAGACACGTCTGCGAGAGTTCCTATGCTATTCTTCTCCAGCGTAACGGTCGTGGAGGAGGAACTGTCGGTAATCTTTGGGTAAACTACTATAGTCCCGGAGTGACTATTATACAAATTTATATTCTTGACAATGGCTTGGGTCGCCGCAGGACAGGTGTAAACCGTCACATCTCCGGTGGATCCGACAACTGTAGCTATATTTTTGTACGCAGAGGCCATTAGTCCATAAACCAGTTGACGCCGTTAGTATCGTCCTCGCCACTTATCACGGCAGGAAACTCCATTTTTGTAAGCGCCATTTCAATATCGCGCATGATCCGGACAAACGTGTCCGCGTCGTACTCGTCAGGGGCCAAAGGCATGGCGTGGTCAAGAAGCTTTGACATTATCGTCTCCCGTCCGGTCGAACACCCAGACGCAAATCGCCCAAAGTCCACGTTATGTCAGTGGTGTCGCTCTCAATACGTAACGCGGCCTGACGAGACCTGCTACGCAAAAAAGCCTGCTGTGTGCTGGATTTAACCGCGTTAGTAGAATTAGTGGTCAAGCTATCACCAGGAAAGTTTCTCGTCTTCAGTATGTAGTTAACCGAAGCGTCCGCATCAGAGCTTGTAATGTCGATGTCCGGAATAAGCCGGTCCACAAACATAAATTGTTCGCCATCGCCAAGGTCAAAGTCGGCGGACTCAATAAACGCCGTCATTGGAGAGCCGTCGTTGTCGTCACCGCTTTCATGGATGTACACGAAGTTCGTGCCGCTGGCGGCTCCGCACCCTCTTGGATTATCGTGGATGCCGTAATCCACCCAAGCGGTTCGAGACAACGTCCCAAGGTCCCAAGTGTTTTCCGTAAAGTTGAACTTTACATAGCGGTCTATCTCTGTTGCATCCGCACTCGGATAGAACCAGAACACCTCGTCAAACATCTTGTTGGATGCTGCAAAACATTTGAAGCTCTGTTCAAGATTGATGTCATCAAACACATATCGAAGCAGCGTACACGGGATGGTCTGCACACGGCCCGTATATGCGTAGAAGTTTTCACGATCCATCCAGAACACCTTGTCACCAACGGTGGTCACGGCGTTCGGGCCTATGATCGACACGTTGTTCGCCAACATGCTGAATCCAAACGTGAACGGAGGACCCGTAAACCGCATGGCGTGAAGAGACGTGTCCGTAAAGATAAGCATCTCTTGGCGCGTTTTCTGAGCCGAAATAATCTCGGATCCTGACGATATACGCTGCGACCCGGCGGTGTTCGTGGCTGTTGGCGTCCAATCAAATGGGTTCTCTTGGTCGGACCAGCGCACCATAAGCAAATCTTGGTCTGTTTCCCCCTGCGGATTGCAGCCGAAGCAAACCACATGCCTGTCTGTGGTCGAGGTCATTAGCCTGCGGGTTATAGTCGGTGCGTCAGAAGCACCAGACTGCGAAGAGAAAGCAGAACCCCGGTTACCAAGACCAAGCGTCTTGTCCCAGTAGAACAGGTTTCCGTCGAAGACGTTGAACATCAGGTCTTCGCCCCAGTTATCTTGGGACCAGAGACGAATGTTGGAGCCGCTTTCGGCAGCAGTAGCGGATTCCTCTCCCCATCCAATAAAGTCGTTCGCCTCTTTAACCACTACACCGTCGTCGTGAGCAGCCGCAGTGGTGCCCCTTGCGCCTCTCGCGACGCCTGCGTCTATGGTGTTGCTGGACTTTCCAGTGTATTGGATAAGCTCGTTTTCTATTAGCACCAAGCCGACAAACGTAACCGACGCGCCACTTGAAGAACTGGCGGCGGTAGTGCCGTCGTCGCCCCTTGTCAGATCGCCAAACACGTTGCCAGCATTACTGCCATAGCGAATGTTTTCGCTGCCAATTTTAATAGTTCCCTTGGCAGGAAAGTTCGAGGAGTCCGCTACGGATATGCTTGTGCTTGCCGCAGTGAGGTTACTCGCCGTGGTCGTAGATGCTGTTTCAAAAGCTGACGCGCTGGTCAGTATGAAAGACGTGTCTGAATTGCTTATACCGCCGCTGTCGTTAAGCGTGGTTTGAGAGTAGCCCGTGCTGTAACCACCCCAAGTTCCCGCACTCCAACCGTTACCGGAAACCACGGTTCCTAGACCCGTGTTGATCTGATATGTCGCTACAACAGAAGATCCGCCGCCAGCCGTGCTGCCGGAAGACGCGGTGCCAGAAGTCGTTATGGTGTAAGAATTTGAGTCAATAATTGTAAGTTCGTGTTCAGTATTTAACTGAGCCGCTGTAATGCCGTCCGTGGTGGTCGCGCCACTGAACGTGACAAAGTCGCCGCTAACCGCGCCGTGACTAGGTGCGGTAACCGTCACCACCGCACTGCTTGACGATCCGGTTTTCAAAGGGTTTGCGCCGAGCGTAGTGGTTGCTCGAATAGGCGTTACATCGTTGTAACCACCGCCTTCTTCGATATAGAACTTGGTTTCCGTACCAAGGCCCATGTACTTGGAACCATTCAACGCGGCCCATACATGCAGCGAACGGCCAGTGCCCTCAATAGTGTTACTACTAAGACGCGCCCAGCCACCCATTTTTTCGGGACGGCCTTTTCGGAACCGAATTAAATCCGAGTTAAACCAGCCGTTTTCGTCGCCGTAAGACGTGGTTTCTCGGTTAACTCCAGGACGAAACTGTATCTTCGACAGAGGCATTTAGTCACCCAACACAGGCCAATCGTAAAGAATACCGGACTTGTTTCCGTCTTTATCATAGGCAACAAACAGCGCCGCTACAGCATCAGTGTTTGCCGCACCATCAATTGCGCTTTCCATTGCAGTTGCTTTGGTTCTAATCGCATCGCGCCAAGTCTGGATGTTTGAGGGGATTGCGGTTCCCTTGTCAGCCTTCCGAACGACAGCCCAATCAGTCTGTGTAAGCAACGAACCCTGCTGAGATTTTACTTCAGCCTTTAGCTCAGACTTTACTCCCAAGGTAATGACCTGATTGCCGTCGCTATCAAGGAGGGGATCTCCGTTGCCATCAACCTCGTTGACATCGGTCATGCTTTTGGCTGTCTTGGATATCGTCACACCGTCAGCCTGATATCCCCAAGTGTAAAGACGCGAGTCCGGTGGCGTCTCTGGTGTTACCTCAGTTAAACCAGCAGCAGCTTTTTCTGATGG